GGTGGCAAACCAGATATACCCGAAGACATTCGCCGGCCAGGTGTTTTCAGCGTGTCGAATGGAGGTCGCAGAGAGCCAGCAGAGCAGTACGCCGGTGATCAACTCAACGGTGAAATTCGGGCGCCTGGCACAGGACTTTAAGCAGCAGTTGAAGTCGTGGCGCGCGCACTCACGCATAACGCCGATCTCTGCCACGTATCAGCGTTTCGATGCGGCGGACATGAACACGCCGCTGAAGTCTTGGACGCTGTATGTGAAAGATGCCTCTCTCGATGAGGCTGACGTAACGTGCTCGCTCACGCTGCAGAACCCGCTCAACAACAACATCGGCTTTCTCTACAACACCGCGGAATTCCCAGGACTCGCCAATGCATAAACCTGACTTCATTCACGCCATGGAGGGTAAGCCGTGGCGCGATCGGGCGTGCTCGTTCGACACGGCTGATTGCTGGGGGCTGGTGGTGCTGTATTACCGGCATGTGCTCGGCATAGAGATACACCAAACGCCGGACTACGAAGCCGGTAGCGACTTCCTGACGTGTTTTTCCGGTGATGTTGTGTTCTGGCATCAGGCCGAGAAAGCGGCCGACGGTAGCATTTTTATCGCCTATTACGGCGGTCAGCCAGCTCACGTCGGTTTGGTCATTGATGGACAAGCATTCCATAGCCGTGGCGAAGCGGGGCATGTGCGCTTTGACAAGCTACGCACGCTGGAGCGAGTTTTCACCAAATTGGAGTTTTACGACTATGCCGTTGATCGAAGTTCAGCGCGTGCCGGGGTTGCCCAAAGAACGTCATAACCTTCCCGCCGGCAGCATGTTCTATCCCTGGCTAAAATCGGCCAACCTTCACTGCGATGTTGAAATTCTGTGTAACGGCGTAAAGCTACAGCCCGATGATGAGCTGAATTTCCCGCTCAACGATGGCGACGTGATCAGCGTGTTCGACCAACCGAAAAGCGGCACCATCGGTAAAGTTCTAAGTCCGATTTTTGCCCCGATAAAGTTCGTTCAAAAAATCCTGACGTCATTGCTCGGCCAGCCAAGCGCGGGCGTGGCGACAAGCAGCAACGCAAAGACATCCCCGAACAACAGCCTGAAGGGGCAAACCAACATTGCGCGAAACGGCGAGGCAAAGCCTGACAACTACGGCCAGGTGCGCGCGTACCCTGACCTGATTCAGGAGTCGCTGTTCGAGTACGACAACAACATCAAGAAAGTCACAGAGTGGATGAACTTCGGGCTGGGCCGGTATGACGTCACGTCAGTAAGGTACTCAGAATCGAACCTCGGCGCGCTGGCTGGCGCCTCATACCGCATCTACCAGCCAGGTGAGAACATCCCGCTGATCAACGAGGGGTTCGCTTTTGACGACATAGACGGCCAGGAGTTGCCGGGGCCGAACGAGAGCGGAGACTTCCCAGCAGAAACGGCGACGACAACTACCGATATGGTGTCTGGGGAGTTCATCGCTGGACAGGCAAAGGTGAAAATCAAGCAGAACAGCGATTTCGATTACTTCTATGACCTGTCTAAGCCTCATTCCGTGTCTTTCGTGGTCAATGTCACCTACAACACGGTGTCGGGGCCGGTAACGCGTGATATCACGGTATTTGCCGATCTCTTCAGTGCTACGACAACTGACGATGGTACCCCAGTGAATCCGCAGTATTTCTACGAGTTCACTTTTGTGAATCTGAGCGGCAACGACATCAGCCAGATCCCCGACGATGCGGTAATCAACACGTCGATATTCACGCTTAACGACAATGAACCGTTGGTAATTGGCCCGTCATTCTCTCCGGTTGATGGGACTCAGCTTTGGGTTCATCTTCAGGCGCAATTGGGACATGGGGATTACGCCAGAACCAGCGTCACATTCTGGAAGGTTGATGATGATAACAACCAGATTCCCGGCACGCTGGAAAGCTACAACATCGGCCTTAACAACGATGACGAGAACGCGGATACAAAATATGACACGTTCAAGTTTACCCCTGTGTCAGGCAATGGCCGCTATGCGGTAACGTTCATCCGCACCAACAACAGTAATGATCACTCGATCCTGAAGGTAGAGGCCGTTCACATCGTCAGGACGCGCACTAATGTTGTTTACCCGAATGACACGCTCGTAACCGTCACTGTTACAGCTACAGAGCGAGCAACCAGTGCGAGAGAGCGAAAATATAACGCGCTAATAACCCGCCACGTCATCAGCTACAACTTGGCTACACAGACAGTAGATTACACAGAAAGGCCGTCACGCTCGTTTGCAGACGCGGTATTGCACACCTGGCTAAAGATGGGCGGTCAGCCAGAGTCGAGCATCGACATCTATGAACTCTACTCTATCGCGGCATCGCTATCAGATCAGCGCCTGGGCTATTTCGATTACACCTTCGATGATGAGGATATCTCGCTGGGCTCTCGCATTCAGACGATCTGTGATGCGGCGACGGTAACAGCATTTTGGGATGGCGGGGTGCTGTCTTTCACGCGCGATGAGCGTAAGCCAAACGCAACGACGGTATTCAACCGCGCCAACATGAAAGCGGAGGATTACAGCCTTTCCTACGACATGACGCTACCCGGTGGTTTTGATGGGGTAGAGGTCAAGTATCGAAACCCGGTCACGAATAAACAGGCATTCATCCGCTACCGGATCGTCGGCAACTCGATAGAGGAGGGCGAGCCGGTAAAGGCAAAGAAGTTCGACATGCTGTTTATCCGCAATTCTTTCCAGGCACGGGATCGGGCATTGAAAGAAGTTCGCCGGCTGCTGTACTCACGGCAAACGATGGCTATCCGCGCGCTGGCCGATGGTGAATGGGTGAACGTCGGGCAGATGGTGCAGGTAGCCGATATCTACGACGCTAACCAGCAGGATGGCTATATCGTCGCGCGCAACGGCAACAACTTCGATACCAGCGAACGGATCGAGTGGTCTGGGGATATGTTTGTGGTCGTTACTGATGCAATCGGTGCGCCTACAGCGCGCGTCCAGGCATTTCCTCGCACAGATACCATATTTGGCTTCGCTGCAGCAATACCAGAAATAACCCTCAACCTCTATGACGGCTACAACACACAGTCGCCGTCTCGTTACGTCATCGCCTCTCAGGTGGAGATGGATGCGACGAAATGGACGATTACAGAAAAGAAACCTAATGGCGACGGGACTACCTCATTAACCATGTCTGAATACAACGATGAAATGTATAATTACGAGGTTACAGCGTAAATGACCACACCAACAAATAAACCCATTCCTAGTAATGACGTAATTGATTTAAAGTTTAACGCGGAAAAAATAGACGAGGTTGTTAATTCCAATGCTGAGAAATACCTGGATAGGTTTGGGGTGGAAAGATACACCTTAGAAGGCATTAGGAAAAATCTTTCTCCATTAGGAAAAACATACACCCAAGAGCAGGCAACCGCTGCAATTGCTTCTGGAGAAATACCTGATGGCGCGTTCTTCTTTATCTGGTCTGATGATGAGGGCGCTGTAGCTGAAAAATATCAAAACGTGGGTGGTGTAATTACACCAACTGGTGTGAAAATATCAAGTGAGCAATTCGTGCAAATGGTTTACCAACAGGCGTTGGCAAACCTGGCCGATATTTCGCAACTTAAAAACATCACATCGATGCTCAAAAACTACACGTCTACAGGGTGGCAATTTTCTTTGGAGTCTAAAAACGGCCCATCGGAAACGCTTCTTGGTGTAGATGATAATGGTGAATTGTGGCTCGCCGGTCTTGTTCGTGGGATACAGGAATATGTTGAGCAGTTGATCCCGACATCATTAGCGAACAGATATAAAGGGCTTCAATGGGCGCTGGTGGATAAATCAGGAAAGCTCGGGCTTATCACAATTGACGATGATGGTGCTATGAACATTGTCGGGATGGACGATGCACTTCAGGATCGTGTTTCCTCGCTTTGTTCATCAACATTTTCTCGTCGTATTGTGGGATTTCAATATGTGGTTTTGGCCGAGGATTTAAAGTCGGCACTGCTCGCTATTGATGATGATGGCGGTTTCTATATTCCAGGTATTGAAGGCCCGCTTCAGGATAATCTGGGTGAGTCACTTGCAACGATAAAAACCGAGAACGGCGTGCCGGCGGCGGCATGGCGAGGAAATGTTGTGTGGTCTGATAGGCCAGTACTCACCGCCCAAAAACTGACATCGACCGGATTTATTTTCAGTTATGTGCCTGGAGGTGAAGCAACTGCAGGGAGTGGGGTTAAGTACGAGCCATCAATTCGAGAAATGCCGATCGATGCAAACGAGGTGCATGGTGGTGGTTCGGGTGGCCAGTCACTGAACACGCCAAAAGATGGCGCCGGCATTAATATTGTCAATCGCGATCCTGCTTTTCGTGGTCGAGTACTCGCGGGTGCAAATGGAAGGCCGGAAGGCGGTGGCATGGATCCTGTAAGCGAGTCAGACCTGTCTACGCTTAACGATGCACAGTATCCGGCTGCAGGATGGCGCCAGGGTAACGTGTTGCCGATGTATTATGCGATTCTCCATCAAAATCCTGGAAACCAGGTCTTTATTCATGCCCCATTTGCGGCA